CATCATCTGTAAAACTGTGCATTGTTTGAAAACTGTATTTACTAGAGTTGCCTAAATTATAAAAATAATGGTATGCATTAATTGTTGGATTTGTTAAATTAGAAAAATAAGCAACAGATAAATTTTGTGATGATGTTGCTCTAGTTTCTGCAAAAGTACCACTAACACTTCCATCTTGTAAAGCAAATTGATAAACAGTAGAAGTTTCATAACCAACACCATCTTCATAAAATTGCAGTGTATAATATGTTGCACCACTACCACCTGTACAATCTAAAGCTAAAGTCATAAAATGTACATCATAAACATTTTCTTTTATTGAAGTAAATTCTATTGTGCTTGTTCCACTTGCATTAACTTCTTGTATAAGTTCTAAGCTACCACCCCAACTACCCTCTTTAGTTAGTTGTAATATTTCACTAGGTGTATATAAACCTGTATTCTTTTTTACATCATTTGGTTGCGAACCTAAGTAAGCCATAAGTTACTCCTTTAGGTTTGTCGCAAAAATGATACATTGTATTCTGCACTTGAGGCAGCGGAACACAAGCCTTGTAGTTTATCGCCAGTTTCTAAAGTGATCTTAGTTGTTATTTCAATAGTTGTTCCAAATGGTAGTGATACATCATTTAAAATGTGTCTTAATGTTCCACCAGATTTAGTAACACTTAGATCGACTGTAACATCGGCACTTGAACCACTAACATTTGATATTAATATACCAATAACAGTTTCAGTAGTAGAGCTAGGTACTGCGTCTACAATGTCGCCTGCAGAAGTTCCTAAAACTCCCTGTACCGAGTGTAATGTATCTGCCATAAATTATTCCTTTCTTATGATAAAGCCAATACTAATCCTAAAGATACACCTGCTGATACCAAGTTATTAATATCGCCAACAGTTGTTCTTTTAAGGTTATTGCTATCGTCTGCGTCGCCAAATAAAATTATATCACTTGTTGTTACTGTACCTGATGTAGCTTGTGCAGGTGCTATAACTAAAGTTGAAGAAAAAGCACCAGATGTAGCAGTAGCCCCACCAGATAAACCAGATGTGGCTGCAGTAGTGATTGTTACACCTGTAATATCACCCTCGCCAATAAAACTAGCCCAGGAACTACCATTGTAGAATTGAAGTGCGTTGGTGTCCTTTAAATAACAAAACATACCCTCGCTTGGACTTGATACTTGCGAATCCCTATCTGTGGAATCATCAAAGACCATAATTACTTGTTCTTGCAAGTATGTGTTAAATTCTGTTGCGGTGATTAAATCACCAGTTGCGTAAACTTTAAAACCTGCAC